CCTGGACGATAATTCTATTGCTATACTCCAAAAAGGAAATGCACACCCAACTCAATAAAGAGTCCAGTTAGAGCGTGCGCCTTCACCATAAAAGTGATATAGAATAGATGACCTGAAGGCGGTCGCGCGATTAAAGCGGTCGATGTTTGAGTACTAGTTCGACAAAAGTACGTTCTGTTTCACAGCATACACCCTATAACAAGCATACAATGTGGGGAGGCGATCCCAAAAACAGCATTCAAGGAGGAGGAGCGGCGGTCTTAACCATGGTTGGGGGGGGTAAAAGAAAACCCATGGAGAAGTCCTCGCCCGCAAAACGAGACAAGAGATGACCAGCAGCATTCTCAACAACCAGCACCGGAGTGCCGACTGCATAGGTGCCATCACCTGCAATGACAGTATGACCAGTATCAGTCAAACGAGCAGGCCGCGGATAATAATGCGGCACTCGAACTTCAGCATATTTCTCCAAATCCGTATACAACATAACCATCGGGACATCATTCTCCCAACGGCTCGATGTCTCAGTTGGCAACACATCGTTACCCGACAATGTATATATGGATACGAGAATAGCTGGACCGTTAGTAACATGGTAGTTGTGGAAACCTACAACCAAAGATCCTGCCATGAATCTGAACAGCTTAGAAATGTATCCGAAATGCCCATAGATGTTATATGAAGAGGGCGCAACAGTACCAGCAGAGTAAAAAAGACTCCACTGAAAACCATTAGCACCACCACCTGTCAAAGGATTCTTCGACATGAAATCATTACGTTTCATATACTGGCGAAGCGATGTTACTACTTCGCCAAACGTAAGATAGTTGGGATCATAATCACCCATCTTCGAAACATGCATTGGCATTGGACACACATCCGTCTCTTCATGACCCACGGCATCCATCTGAATTTCTCCAGAAGGAGGACCTCCGATTACACCGTCCCACGACCGAACGAAATTCTCTACCGTCACGATAGACTCATGAACAACAGAACTCTGAAGTTGATCATCCGGTGCGAAGAGAGGCCGAGCGAATTGAAAATCCGGACCAGCACTCTTCCACACCAAAAACTCAATCTCAGGGGCACAAATACTGGGGTTGCGAAGCTGATTAAGCACACGCACCTCAATAATACCAGTGTTGTGAGGAATGAGCGAACTATCGGAGGCTGAAGTCGTACCACACCAAGGTGTATTAAGCACAAAAGGAACGCGAAATTCAAAACTTGTCCGTTCTCTCAAATCGACTATCTGACGATAGCACCGGTTTTGGTCGTAAGATCCAGATATAAACCCGGGAACATAAACAACCTCAACACGGGCAGAGTGCAGTGGTGTCTTTATCACTTGAAAATGCCATATAAGCTCACCTCTCCAATATCTGAACAACTGTCCAAGATATTCACAGTACGATACTGATCGGGGAGTAACAAAATCATCCGGTCGCATGTAAATGCCAACCTCAGTTGAATACAAAACATCATCAACAGCCGAAGTCTGTGTCATCACAAAAGAATTCACAAGTATCGACCTCTGGACGACGTAAGGTATAGACATCTGGTCGTTGTCATCACCATACAATTCCTTCGGCATATACACCGCATTGTCACTAGCAAATCCCAGGCACTTAGCCTTAGAATCTCCATCGTAATTAGCAATGTTCCTACCAAAGTTTAACACGGCTGATGTTGGAACACCCGGATCCTGCGGTTTAGAAAATCCAAACATACCAGCAACTCCCGCACCAATATTCAACATCCACTCAGCAGGTTTAGCCAAGCTGGTCAAAACAGGGATCTCTCCAAGTGCATTAACAGCTTTCGCTGTCGATCGTAAAGCACCCGAAATAGCTCCAGTCTTCTTACCAACCTTAGCTTCTTTGTCCATTTGTATCTCAACTGCACGAGACACAACTCGAAAACTACCGCACCTCCGAAAAGGTGCACCAGTTTCCAAAATTTTTGGGAGGCGTTATTATCACCTCGGGCACTGTCTCAACATGGACTGGTTGAGAGAGTGGTTTCTGTTTCTTCTTCATGTGCCAACACTGAACTTCACCCGACGGACCCTCACGGACAGGAATGCCCGTGGGAATCTCAACTGAGGGATTAACAGCATGAACAAATACCGTTCCGTCCACATTAGGATTGCCACCACGCAAAGGCGAAATGACGCACCCAACAATAGTTCCAAGCGAATTCTCGCGGAAACCATCGTCTGTAAGACTAAAATGGGATTCGAGCATGATGTAAGGAACCCGCAGCTTGACTGAAGTTGACTGTGAAAGATCAAGCATGACGTGAGGATAACCCGTCCAGCTAAATACCGACGAAGGTCGATATCGAGCTTGTTGAGCATAAGGGATCCATGCTACTAGCATAGCACCAGCTTGTGATGGCTGGGCATTAACTACAACACGAATCTCAAAGTCAGTTCTCAAAAACTTGAAGCCCGAAAGCTTCTCATTTATCATTGAACGACGGATCCAGTCCCACGGCAAATTCATCTCAAACAAAATGCCAGCTGTAGAAGACGCGATCATGGAGTCAGGCCACTGAAATCCCAACATACGAACAGGACGACGAAGAAACCCAAGAATAGAATTCTCAAGTGCATCTGAAGTCGCCTGACCATACGTTCTAAATGGACTAGAAGTTAAGCCTTTCTCCAACACATCACCATCCTCCACAAAAGTGACAACCTCTTCTTGCACGATTTTCTCATCGCCTCCAGAAACCGTTCCAACAAGCAAATGCTCATCAGAAGCCCCACCTAAAACTGTTGTTGAAGCAATAGATGTACCCACGAGCGAAGGGGAGTTGGTAAGTCAAGACACGCGCAGTAGCCCCTTCAACTACGCGCAGCAGTTTGCTCGTACTCGAGCTCAGCAGTCAGGTTCAAAACCATCACACCATCGAGACACTTCAATCTCCTGATAGTGACGATACGTAGAAAAGACAGTTGGAACCCGTCGGTCGATTATCTGGCGCGCTCGCTCAAAATTCGGAAAGTGTTCATTAAAAACACCCTCGTCATACTGAGCAAGCTCATGCACAGCCTCTTGCAGCGTCTCTGATGTGATATAGTCCGTATCAACATTCCCACGCACCCACATCGCCATCTCATAAATTGTAGATAGCGAAATAGGTGCACGGAAACGATTTTGAACATGATCCCATCGAAATGCACGCTTGAGGAAACGCACTTCTTGCAGCTTTCGACTCATCACCACCTCACTGCTCTTCGTCTCATCTGTGTACACCATCCCAATCGTCCGGAACGCCTCCGTCATCGTCTGCTGGTTGAACCAAGGAAGAATTTCCTCGTGTATGTTCCACACATCATCATCGCCATAGTTCGCATGTCTCACACGCGTACGGTACAAGCCCAGATCATAACAACCAGGGCGACCATACGCACAAGTAAGAAACACATACCGAGCAACAATTGAGTGATAAACACTGTTCAACACAGTAGTAATCGGGCATCCCGAAGGATTAGAATGGGTCCACAGATAGAGCGTTGAGCCACATTGGTGAAGCGAGTTGACAATTTCACTCCACAGACAGGCCCGGATCGTCCGTTCGCGTTTCGTCCCTGAATAAAACTCATTGATCAGGTCCAACACACGCCACAGCACCGTTGCATTCAGCGTACCGTCATAGTTGGTGAAATCACCAGCCACAACGTTATTGCCAAACGAACTCAGGCGACGTGCGAGACGGGTCCAGTCCATCGCATACGGATTGATACCAACACAGATTTCGTTTCCGATTCGGTTACGCATGACGTGAGCAATAAATCCTCCAAAGAATTGGCGAAAAATAATCACAAACACCATCTCACCAACAGAAAACATCCTCGTTTTGCCAGCATCGACCTTAGCAATGGGCCTACGCTCATCTTTCAACACATCTTGCCATACCGTTGTTGGACGATTTCCAGTCTCCAGGATTTCCATGATCTCTTGTCTCTTGAGAAGGACCTCGGGGTGATCAACCACGTAGTCCTCGTTTCTGCCTAACCATTCGGTTTTTGACTTTTTAGGCCAGCCGAAGCCAGCCGATGTACGCCTGTTCAACGGAGGGATACAAGGGTCTCCTTCTACACCCTTGATTGCCTCATCAAACGTCAGCACACGTTGGTCAGTTACCTTAGGTCGAGCATTAACCACCTGTTTGTAATCAAACACACAGGCATCGAGTCGGTCCGGGTCGAGAGTTACAGATACACCTTCGGCTTTGGCTCGCGCCATTGCCATCGGATCGCACCGCACCCCTTCACTCTCAAAAGGGCGCAGTCGGGCAGGTTTTGTCTCGGGTTCTGCCAAAACCCCATGCAGCATCGAAGGCTTGATATTAGTCTTCACTGGTTGATAGTTCACAAACTGCGTTTCACCGCAACACATGAACTTCTCAAAACCAGCCGGTGCCACCAGTTCAATCACATCGCCGACAAGTTCTACTTCTACATCCTTGACGGCGACACGCTCGAAGTCTGGCGCCATCAGCGAGTCTTCTCGAACAGGGTGCAACAACGACAAATGCCGTCGCAGCTTCTCCTGTGTAACAGGTTGTCCGACACCCTGATACTGCACATCGTTCTGACCAGCACAATGGATTCCCATCATCTTTCGCTCGAAGTTCTTATCATAAGCGATCAACGGGCAACCACACTCACCTCGACTTGTCTGAACACCATACATGTAGTAACCACGCACAGCACCATTCTTGACCGGAAAGCCCCCAGACAGAAGTGTAAACTCATCATCTTGACGAATAATCTGATTCGTAAACTTCTGCACGAGGGCACCAGTCAACACATCATACGACAACATACACACTTGATCCACAGTAGTGAACCGCAAAAGATCACTCTCTCTCATGAAGTGTTTCACGATGTCACAGTGCTGCGCAATGTTACTCGGCAGCTCTACGAGCATCATG